GATGGTCGCAAGCAATGCGACCATTTTGCTTGTTTCGCCCTTGAAATTATCAAGCACCATGAGGTCGCCCGTCTTGGGCTTGCGGAACGTGAGGTCGGTGATCGTCTTGCCGTTATTGGTGACTGGCGTTTTCAGTGAATAGTTGAGCATGGGGTCTCCTTCAGCATGGCCGCGATGGTTGCGGCGTTGATCGGTGTTTCGAGGGATGGCGGGTGTGGCGCGACAGGTGGAAAAAGGCGCACGTGTGCGGCCCGCAGCGCTTGGATGGCGGCGGTGATGTTCATGGTGGTTCCGACGATTAGGCTTGGTTGAGCACGAGCACGATGATGGACGAAAAGCGGTCGTTGACGCTCTTGGTTTCCCACCACGGTTGTCCAGGAAGTTCCAAGCCGCGGATTTTGTCCTTCGCCTTAAAAACCCGGTCTGGATAAGCGGTGCGCTCGATGACCAGTGCGCCCTCTGATGCCGTCATGGACATTTGCATGCCGGCACCGAAACTAACGACGCCAGGTGCGGTCGGCACATGGAGGACGCCCCTGATGTCGGCGGCTGGCCGGGTAGTGTCCACGGTTCCTGAACTGGTCATTGGTGCGTGCCTGACAAGCTCGCCGAACGCGGCGCCGACTATACTGTCGACGTCGCGCTCAAGTTGTTTCCAGTCCATTAGACCGAAAGCCGGACCACGCCCGTAGCGGACGGGTTAGCGGCGATGGCGAGGGCATGGCCCAGTGGCGTGTTGGTGCTGGCCGTGGTGGTGGCTTCACCGGACGCCACATAAACGAGCGCGCCAACCGTCCACGCCTGCGCGCTGGTCTTCTTGACGGTGAACACGCCGCTGGTCTTGATTTCGACGGCGGCGCCCGACAATGCGTCGGTGCACGCGATGCCGACGAGCTTGCCGACCTCTACGATATCGCCTGCGGAGACGTTTGCGGGTGCGGTTACGGTGACGATGTCACCGGTCTGAACAAAGTTTTTCATTCTGAGAATCCATCCGTGAATTTAGGGAGAAAGCGGCGCGGCTTCGTACCGGCCATGGCTGCGATGTCGCGGTCGATTGCCGCGATTGCCGTGATGATCTCGGCCATGCTGCGGTAAGTCACGCGCCGACGTGTGCCGCCGCTGTGAAACTCCACCTCGAGTTGGCCGGAACCACGAGCGGCAACAAGTGCCGCCCGCTGTGCCAGTAGGGCTTCCATTTATGCACCTGCGTTTTTGTACGCGCCGCGAAAATCGATAGCGCCGACCGCGAAGTCGAGGCTGGCCGCAACCTTCACCGCTTGACTATCGAAGTCCCGTTCACTGCGGACCTGTGGCCCTTCGGCGCCACCGACATAGCCATAAACGACCACGGGCGCGGCTGCCGGGGATGCGAACAAATACCAACCGTTCCCGGTGATGTTAGCGTCGACGACCAGTTCGGCGAAGTTGCTCCAGACGTTGACGTCGGTCGCCTTGGTGGCGTTGACCGATGCCAGGATCAGGCGAGCCGCCGTCTCGTAAGCCGGACCGACGACCAGATAAGCAGGCTGAAGGTTGAGCACCATGCCGTCGAGCGACTTCTGTGCACGCAGGGCAGCCACTGCGGCACCGATGCTCGCCGCGTCGATCGCCGAACCGGATGCGGCAAGGTTGGCGTGCGTGGCATGGAACAGCGCAACAGAGTCGGACAGCGCAGCATTGGTCGACAGCACGGCATAGGCCATGCGATTTTCATCGTTGGCGGCGCGGATCGCGATGCCGGACGAGAAGTCAGAAAGCGCCGACAAGTCATCGTTGATCAAGGCGCGGCGGCCGATTGCGATGCCGGTGCCGTATTCGCGGGCCGTGACCTTTTCAGCGTTCTCGGAAATCGTGCCGTACTTAACTTCCCCGGATTCGTTGATCTCGGTGAAGGCCGGAACATCACCAACACGCAAGAAGCTGTGCTCCTTGAAATCGGTAAAAGGCTTGCGCGCCGCCCATTTGCGGTAGGTCGGTGCTGCGATTTCATACTGGCTAAGCAGCGCCTTGTTCGCGGCGGCAGCCAACAGCAGCGGGAAGTCTGAAGTGGAGTGAGCGCCGACGGCACGCTGGAGCAAGGACTCACGGTCGCGGAGATTGACGCGCTCGCCGCGGGCAACGGCCATGTCGCCTACAAGGTCAAGCACGCTATGGCCGCGAAACTCGGTGGCGCGACCCTCAAGCTTCACCGTAGCGGGTGCAATGCGGTGAGCCAACGCGTCGGACATGGCGCAGCGGATGGCCTCGGGGTCGGCTTGGTCGACGCCCATCTGGATAGACGACGGGGTGGTGGTGGCGCGTGTCTTCATGGCTTCAATAGCTGCGGCGCGGGCCTGTTCGACCGTCGCCTCGGCGTCGATTTGGGAGTCGATCCATGCGGAGTCCAGGCTGGTGGCCTTGGCGATGGAACGGATCTCGGTATTGATTTCTGCGCGGTTCATAGTGGGCCTTTCGGTTGTGTGGGAACGCACGCCTGCCGCAGCATCAGCCGGGACAGATACGAGCGAGACTTCCAGAATTTTGAAGGTTTTGGCGGTGAGTGTGCGCTTGCCGCCTGTGGTGGTTTCGGCCCACTTGCCGACGTCGTATCCAATGGACGCGGCGAAGGACCGGCCGTCGGTTAGTTCGGCCGCAATTCGTTGGGCTTTGGTGGAATGCTTCGAAAGCTTGGCCGTGCCGATGATCTCGGAACCGTCAAGCCGGATGTTCGAAACGTCGCCGATGTTGTCATCGATCGAGCCCTGACGATGGGAGTCGAGCAGCGGGATGGTGTCCGGCCAGGTTGCGCCGGCGAGGTCCAGAACCTCGACGAAGCCGCCGCGCTCGACAGCGGCGCCGGTGGAAAGAACAAGGTCGAACGTCAATTCGTCCTTGTTCCAAGAAGACGCGCGCAAAGGCGCGGCGCGCTGTTGCACGCCGTTTGGTAAAGTCATCGATGACCTCTAAAGTTACGCGGCTTGGCTGGCCGGCTGGTTATCGTTTGCCGGTTGCGGCAGGGTGAAGTTCAAGCCCATGCTTTCGGCACGGGCATTGTCCGCGGCGATCTCGACATCAAGCTGTTCGATGTCGATTCCGCGAGCCGCAACGGCTTCCCGTCGTGACATGAGGCCGGCATTGATGGCATCGATTTCGGCAGTAACGTCCTTGCTCGGGTCGACCCAATGTTGCCGCGGCGTGATCCACGAGACCGGCAACGCTTGCTCGACTGTGGCGGACACGCGGCCCGACAGGACTTCCAAGGTTGCCCATCGGCGCCAGACTGGCCGCAAGAACTGGAACGCTAGCAGCGAGTGCTGCAGGGCTTCCACGCGCCTGCGAAATTCAACCATGCCGGCACGAATGCTGGAATAGTTGACGTCGGACAGGTCGCCGCTCAAGAGGTAGTCGGGCAGGCCCAGGCCGACGGCAATCTCGCGTTCGGTGATATCAGCAAAATCAATTACATCTTGCCCGATCTTCGCGGGATCGCTGAATCGGATGTCCTGGCCCGGCTCTAAGTATTGGAGCAATCCCGGTTCAAGACCGCCCAGAACGGTGGTGCCATCTTGCACGCCGTCCATCGGCCGTTCCGTGCCGTCCGTGCTGGTGATGAAGCCGGCCAACATGGCGGCCATCCGCTGGCGAACCATGGAAGCGTCACGCCACCCGTCAAGGTCGGCAAGCCGAACGATTACCGGAGCGAACCAAGAAATGCCACGAACCTGTCCAGGCACTTCCCGACGGAAGATGTGCAGGATCCCCGAAGCCGGGTAGCGCGTGCGCTTGCGCATGCTGGCGAAATCCATCGCCGCGGGCCGGTCGAAAATATGGAATGCAACGCGCCGGCCTTGGGAGTCGTGCTCGACGCCTTGAACAATGACATTGCCGTTCGATAGGTTGGCCGTGTAGGACCCGTCGAGCTGTTCGGCCTCGAGTGCTCGAATGCTGATCTTGTCACCGTCTTGCACAAAAACTCCAAGCGCCTCGCCGTCGATGACGACGCGCCGGACAATCAAAGCCTGCAGGCCATAGAAGTCGGTGAGGCCATCCGCATCAGCTTCGTCGGTCCAGTTCTCGAACGATACGTTCAAGGTGTTCCGAAGCGGTGCTGCGGCTTTAGCCTGACCCTTGATGCCCGTGCCGACAAGCGCCGACACCCATGCCTCGACGCCTGATGCGGCCAGCGGGTTGTTCGCTGCCAGGTATCGCGCGCGGGCCGCAAGCGTACCACGTGCAACGGCCATCGACTGCAGCGGGTGATGCATCGTCTTCAGTGCCGAGCCGCGCCTGCCGCCCGCTGCGGCCTGGTATGAGCGCTGGCCGGTGAAGAAGTTGCGCAGTCTATTCAGCATGGGCAGTACCGAAGAATTTAGACGCCCATGCGCGCACTGCAGTCCAGCAGAGCCAAGCCGGAACGGTCAGGCTGGCATCGCCATCGAAGACTGTCCAGGCGCCATCATAGGCAACGGGTCGCGGCCTGCCGTTATCTGTGGTGAATGCGAAAGCGTCCGCGACGACGTCGGCATTGATGCGGACGTGGCGACTGCGCAGCTTTGCCAGAAGTGCCAGCGCGAAGACGTCATGGCACGAATAGCGTGACCTGTTGCCGGTGCGGTCGCCGACGTCAATACCAGACGCGCGCGCTAGGGTGAGCCAGAAACTGACCGTCGAGATTGGCGTGTCAAGGAACTTAGATACTTCTGAAAGATTGAATGCCGCGTCGGTCCACCAGGATGGCACGACGAAGCAACCGCCAGAAGGCGGTGATGGTGTGGCCATTACAGCCTCCAGTCGGTTAGTTGTTGAAAGTGAGGGTGTTTATAAAAAGGACGCCTGGTGGCGCCCGCTGATACCCGACACGGTGTCGGAATTGATGCCGCCGACCTTCCGAAGAAAGCCGGCGACGTTCCCCCAGAAGGACCAACAACTAGGAGAATAAACTTCGCCCGGAGCGGCGCGAGGCGCTCGACAGGCTAGACCAGCGGGAAGGAAGAGACCGCCGATTCTTGAAACTGGGGTGAGCGACCGCGCGCGGCCACCCACCATTGGGAAGGTGACGGCCTCCCCAAAAACAGAAAGGCCGCATCGCTGCGACCCTTCTCTCTCCCTACCCGTTTGGCCCGCCGAAATGGGGTACCCCTATGCGGCCTTGCGGTCCTGCGCTCGCCAGTGTCGGTCGACTATCTCGAAGCCGTCGAAGATGCGTGCTCGCGCCTCGCCCTTGGCGCCTTTGCTTCCCGCCCCAAGCCGCGCGCCGATGTCTGCAAGGGTTAGGTTGTCGCAGACCGCCCATTCGAATGCATCGAGGATCTTCGGCACGTAAGCGAGTTTGCCGCGCAACACGGCCAGTTCAGTCTTTGCGTCAATCGCGGCCAGCAGCGGCAAGTCGCCGTTCCACTTCTTCGGAACGGGTGCGGCCATGTTGCGGCGAGGTTGCGTGTCGACTGTGGCCTTCTTGCCCGTCACCACCTTGGTGCCCTTGGACTTGCCGGCCTCGTCTACGTTTTCGACCATGTACAAATTGTCAGCTTCCTTGCCGATTAGGTCAGTAGGGCGAGAAGCAAGCTCCTCCAGCGCCCGGTATCGCTCGGCAAGTGCCAGGCAGTGGTCGTTGCCTTCTGTCCGCAAGAGCTTTGCCAGTGGCCAGTCGACATTGTCGTTATCGGCCTGGCCGGAATACTTGTTGGACGTGATGCGGGCCGCTTGTGCGCTTATGCGCCAACTGACTGAGGGACCGTCGCTGTCCAGCGTCACGGTCACGCCCCGTTCTGTTTGTTTGCGGGGAGGAGCCCAATCTGCTTCCTTGTCTAGAATTGCAGGCATGGTATCGCGCCGGTCAAAAACCGGGACGTCGTTTCTTTCCAAGGCCGTCACCTATGAAAAAGAGGGAAGTGCCCAAATGGGCGGGCTATGCCGCGTAGCGGCTCGCATGCGCGTTGCGCGATGATGCTTATATGTCATGCCGAGAAGAATGTCAAGAACTATCTTGACAAATAGTCACGTTTGTGCATTCGCGCCTTTCCAACCTCAATAGGGGAAAGCGTTCTGGAAACGCTTCCCCCCTAAAGGGGGTAAATGTTGGAAACCCGGAAATCTCAATGTTTTCAATGGCTTGCACCATTTCCATTTTGCTTGGAAACGGCGGAAATGGAAATGGAAAGCTAAGCAAAATCAATGCATTAGCATTTCCATTTCCATGGAAACGTATGATTTCCAACATTAGTGGAAATGCATATTCATCCCCGAACCATGCCCTTCCTGAACGTTCCCAGACCCGTGGCGAACTGGCCGCCCGGAACGTCAAGCCACTTGGCAACCGTGCCGCCGGCTAGGCAGAGAACCACGTCCTTGCTGGCAATGGCCTCGGCGGCCAGCCCCTCAAGGCGGTGCCGCGACAGACTGCGCAATTCTTCCGGAAGCCGCTCACGCATGGCATAGAGTCCAGTGGTGCCTGTCTTCGTGAATGGCTGGCCGGATTCCGCAGCGGCCTCGACGGCAATCACAAGTGCCGTCCGCAAGTCACCTTGCGCTGGCGCGTCCGAACCAAGCCGCGCCGTCTTGTCGACCAGTAGACCAAAGTCATTGCGCGCATATGTCGACAGGATCCTGCGAGCCGCCCCGTTGGCCTTGATGACGCCACCCATCACGATCCGGTTCGGAGTATAGTCCACGGCCAGCGACTTGCACGTCTTGCGCGCCTTATCCTGATCGCCGTACCAAAGCCCATACGCCAGACGGACGCCGTCAACGAGTGCAGTAGTGCCGCGGACGGAATCGCGTGCATCGGCAAGTGACTCGATTTCGCGGCCTGATTTTTTCATGTGATGCGCGAAAAAGACATTTGCCCCCAGGTGAGCCGCGACCGTTGCAACTGAACCGCATACGAACTGGCCAGCGGCCGGATCCTCATTCAAAGGCACGGCCGCGAAAAGCTGCAGCGGATCGATGACGACGGACCTCAGGTCAGGAATGCCACAAAGCTGGTCGACGAAGCGCATCCAATCGTCAGTCTCGACCGGACCTTTGACGCGGTCGTGCCGCCAATACGGCTTAATGGCCCCAACCGCGGACGGCATCGGAACGACGATAAGCTTGTCGCCTTTTTCAGCGAAACGCGCGCCTTCAGGGTCCAGTGCGGCAAGCCGGCGGTGCATGGCCCGCGCGTCGTCTTCGCCCGTGATAAAGACCGCCGTGCCTTCCTGAACAACCTGGCCGCCAAAAATCGGCGGTGCATATCTCGGCGAGCCAAAGGCGATGCGGCGGCTTAGCTCTAAGAGCGAATATGACTTCCCGACTTCGCCCATTGCCGCAACCATGCCGGGGATGCCGGACTCAATGACGCCATCCACCAGATACTCAACCGGATCAGGATCGCCGACGTAGCGATTGGCCGTCCAATCGAAAATGTTAAGGCCAGCCGGTGCGGCCTCGGCTTTTGGTGGCGCGTTGTCGTTCGCGGCTTTCGGTGGGTCTGGCAGGGGGGCGGCGAAAGGTGTGCCGGTGATGTCCTCCAGCGACATATCATCAACGATCGCCTCCATAATCAGATCCAGGGCGATGGGGCACGGCTCGCCATCAATCTGCTGGACGATCGGGGTTCCGTTCTGCCAAAGCGTCACGATTGAAACATCGGCGCCTTTGCCGATAAAGCGGTCAAATCCGTCGGTCAGGATTGCAAGGCGCGGGATGTCGTCTGCGGTGAAGTCGCCATAGTGACTGATTTTCTCGAGGCTATCGCGGGTGGTGCCTTCCCAGTCCGGCTGGCCGTCTTTGAATGGCAACAGCACCGCGTCGCCAGAAAGCATGTCACGAAGTTCGGAGAATGGACCCCACGCGCGCCGCGTCTCTTCTGGTTCGATGGACTGTTTTCGCTGCGCTGCGGTCATTGGCGACCCTCCAGCGCTTCGACCGCAAGGGCGGTTAAGCGCGCCGCCATCGGCTCGCTGAAGGTCGCGGTTCGGCGCTGGCCAGCCTGCGGTGCATATAAACGATGCTGACCGTCGGGCTGGCGCACCAGGCGCAAGCCGTACAAGCGGACATGCTCGTTTAGCTCTACGTCGACGAACGCAACTGCATCGCGGTCCTTCCCGCTCTTCAGGGGGTGGGTGTACAAAATTCGCATAGTTCCTCCGTTTGGCGCACAAAGGCGCGGCCAGCCGGCTCGATGCCGGCAGGCGGTTGACATTATCGGGCTGTTGTGATCCTTGCCGATCGCATTACGGCAACGATTGGCAATGAATGAACCGTGTCATGGGCAATCTATTGCCGCGAACACGCCAGCGAAAGTCCAAGTTTGCGGGCTTTTTGGTCGCGTTCATGTTGTTCGGGACGTGGGGGTCGAGTGTTCGAATCACTCCACTCCGACCAGCCGAAAACCCCGCTTTTGCGGGGTTTTTTCGTTTATGCTA